TTATCGCCTGTAGTTTGCGTTGTAGCGGCCATGCCGTTAGCGAGTGAACCAACAGAGATGTTAGCCGCAGGAATCGCTGTGACGTTTGTACCAAGGATCGTGGGTGCATTCGAGCACCCGTACACGCCGCCAGTGGTAGTTGTGGCTACGCCCGCCGTGGAACATCCAGTGTTGGTGATTCCGGGTACACTTGTGCCGCCAGAAAGCAAAGACAGCGGAATCGTGCTGTCCGTTACATCATTGAATGTCATCGCCCCCGTGGCCACTGAATCATAAATCGTCCAAGTTTTTTGGACGCTTCCAACTGTGTTCTGCAACTGTATCTCGCTGCCATGCAAGGCACTGGTATTTGTCAAGGTCAACGGTGCAGTGCTTGGTGAGATAAACGTCTGCTGGCCCGTCCACGTGTTCGCATTCGCAAGATTGATGTCCAGCATCGTATTCGTAGATGTTCCGCCCACATTAAGCGTGCTGTTTGGACTGGTAATCGTGTCGCCGCCGCTGCCGGTACAGGATAACACGCCCGTGGTTCCGTTCACCGTGCAACTTGTGCCGTCCGGCCTCACGCCGCCAAGCACGCTTGTCGTCGCAATCGGGAGCGTGTAGCTGCTGGGCGTTGGAACTGACACGACATATGCTTGATGGATGCCAGTGCCCGCCTTCGTTGTCAGATAGCATCCTCCAGTCAGCGCACCTGTTGTAATGGCGTTGCCCTGTGAGTCAAGAAGCGGGTAAGCCGTCCCGCCATTGACCGCAAGCGTAGGCGATGCTCCAGATGCGACATCGGGACAGAGCAGGATCGTATTCGGGTAGCTTGGAGTAAAGGTTCCTGTCGTGGCGCAGGCCATCGCCGTAGGAGTGTCGCCGGAACCGATGCAGGCTTGCGGGACGAGAAGATTTACGTCCGCACCACCTACCGTGGCTGCACCCGTGCCGCCCTGCGCGGTAGAGACGTAGTTCTCACCGCCCACGGCAGTGCCGTTGGCCGGGTAGTACGCGATTTGGCCGCTAGTCCCCGCGTTCACAGTCCCGCTCGACACGGTTGACGCCCAACCAGAGGGTACGCAGACGTATGAAACGTCGTGCTCGGTGTCAGTGTACGGCCGTCCCAGCGGGTAAAAGCTCAGCGTGACGCCGCTGCCGCTGACGGTGGCATTGGTGCCCAGCGTGACCTGCCTGGTGATAGTATTGACCGCGGTCACCAGCGTGGAACTTGGTATGCCCGTGCCAGTGACAGCCTCGTTCGGCAACAGGCCGGTCACGGACGCGGCCGTCACCACCGGACTGCCGCTGACTACCGTGGCCGTCGTGACCACGGGGCAGGTGTTCGACGGCGGGGCGCCGTAGCCGGTGAGGGAGTCCCAGTTGGCCTGGGTAGCCAAGTTAAGCTGCGGCGCCTGCGCAACGATTGACACCGCGGCGACGAGAAGCGCGATCGCGCTAAGAAGAGTAGAAGTACGCCGCATAGACCGTATCCCCCAAAGCGGTGGTGAAGTTGAGCGTGACCAGGTTCCCGGTCACGGTGTAATCGATCCCGTAGCGGAGCAGTGACCCGTTGTAGGTGAACTGCAGCATTTGCGGCGGTGTCGGCACGTGGCTCAGCGTGTAGACCGTGCCAGGCACCGCGCCAGTCGGCGTCTCCGCCGTCGACGGTGGCAGCACGAAGTCACCGGCGTTGCCGGCCGTCAGGGTCGTGACCCAGAGGGCCGGCACCTCTATCTCACCGCCAAAGATGAGGTCCAGCAGGTTCCAGTTGAAGTTCGTCGGCACCTGCCAGTTGGCCTGGTCGAAACCGGCTATCTGCAGGCCGATGTTCGGCGTCGTCGTCTCACTAGGCATGTCAGTACCCCACCGCGAACCACATGGGCGTCGTGGTCCCGTTGATAGACCCGGAGCTCGCCACGCCGAACTCGAAGCCAGAAGTCGTGATAGACCCCTGCTCGACCTGGGCGAGCGAGGAGTTCTGCCCCGTGTTCCACTGCCCCGCGATCAGCACTACGAAGCAGGACGTCGGGAACGTAAGCGGGAACGACACGGCCACGTGGCGCGACCCCGGCGCCTGCGTCGACCCCGTGCCCCACTGCAGGGTCAACCCGCCCGGCATGATGATGTAGCCATCACCCAAAAACGACGTGCTGCCGGCGAACAGGTCGCGCACCCATGCCGTGGTAGCCACGTTGACGCTGTTGTCCGTCAAGGCGACCGTCGGCCCGGTGAGCGCGCTGAACGCGCCGGTGGACGGGTTCACCGCGCCGATGGGAGCGCCGCTCATCCCGTTCACGCTCACGGCCGGCCCAACGGCATCTAGGTTGCCGGAAGAGTCGACCTTGAACAGCTGCGCGGTGGCCACGCCAGCGGTCGGGTCCGGCTGCGCGCCGCCGATCACGTTGCCCGGGAAGGTGACCGTCCTGCCGCCCACGGAGTCCTGCACCCAGATGAGGCCTACTACCGCGCCGGCTGCCTGGCCGGAGATGGTGAAGCTCGGGTTGCCGGTAAGCGTGACCTGGAAGCCGGCGTACCTGCCGGCGTTGAACGCCATGGTGGTGGCGTAGGGCACCACCTGCAACCCGGCCGGTACGTCTGCCGTGGTAAGCAGATTCGCCAGCACCGCCGTCAACGTGGCCAGGTTGCCGTCGTTGGTGACGAAGCCCTTGCCCGCCATCATCGCCATAAGGCAATAGACGCCATTGTTCGCCTGGTACCACAACTTGTTGAGGAACGGCGACGGCAGAATGTCGTCTACGGCCACGCCACCGATGCGGATGGAATCGGCTAACCACTGCGCATCGGTCTCTTGATTCACCTGCGATGGGTTCACAGGAAGAAAATTCGTACTGCCCACTCTTGGCCTCCTACGCCGCGGCGTGCCCCAGGTCAGCCCCAGCCACGTACGCGTTATCAAGATCGGCACCGAACACAGGCAAGTCGCCAAGCTGGAACGTGTATTCGACGCCCTCCGGCCTGGGGACGATGTAGCCGTTGGTGATCAGGTCCTGGATGATGCTGGTGAACGAACCGGTAATGAATATAATCGCGGTCATGTTTTGCTGGTCAGCGATGACAATGTTCCCACTCGGGAACAGGTATTTCCAAATCGCGTAGAGGCTGGTGACGGTGCCGTCCCACTGGTTCTGCGCGATCTTTGCCTTGATGTAAAGCCTGTAGGTCGCGTCATCCAGCACCGGGCTGACGCCGCCGCTGGGTTGGAAGCCCACCGTGCGGGAGGCGCCGGCCACGGTCCCGAGCGCGTCCAGCTGCTGGCCGATGGCGGAGTCGATGTCGAAGGCGGTGTCGAACTTGACGAGACACTGCGAGACGTCATCGAATTTCTTCAGCAGCACGTAGAGGAACGCGTTCAGTTTCGGGCTGCCCGGCGCCTGGTACTGCGACGTGAGCAGCCGCTGGTAGTAGCCTATGGGCAGCGCCTCTATGGGTTCGTTGCCGTAGCCGCCCTGCCCGTAACCACTGGTGCCATACCCCGGGTTGGGGGAGCTCATGACGCGCTCACCTCCACGTTACCGGCGGCGCCCTGGGCGACGGTGTAGAACGTCGGCATGGCGACGTCCGAGGCGCCGACGGTCACGAACTGCACGGCCACGCCAGAGGCTGACGCCGTGGCGTTGTTGGTCAGCCCCACGGTGGTCCCGCTGACGTAGCCTGTGACGAACGTGTTGGGCGGGATACCAGCCCCGAGCACGAGTTGCCCGTTGGCGACCCCGGCGGCGCTTGCCACCACGATCGACGCGGTGCTGACGACGGTCGTGGCCGTGGTCGCGCAGGCCACAACGCTCCCAATCTGCATCGCCTGCACACCGAAGCCGGGGCTGATCAGGGTCGCGTTCACGGCCATGATCTCGTAAATGAGGGCCGAGTAACTCACCGTCTCGCCGATGGCCAGCTCGTTGAGGTACGTCACGACGGCGGCCTGCACCGCGGCCAGTTGCGCGGTCGTCGGCGCGGACCCGTAGCCCACCAGCACCACGTTGACGAATATGGGCAGGAAGGTCGGCTGGTAGTAGCTGATGGTTTCCTGGTAACCGGTGTTCGGGTCGGTGACGAGGCTCGACGTGGTGCCGTTGGTGAGGCATCCGATGGTCTTCTTCAGGTAGATGCTGAGGCACACCGCGGCGGGCGAGCCCCCTTGGGCCACGATGCTAATCGAGTGTGCCGGGTTGCCCCAGCTGTCGGTAGCGCCGGTCGGGTTCTCGATCGAACTGCCGGGTCCACCAGGCGTCGGGTAACCGGGGGCCACGCGGACCACGCCCGTGGTGGCCAATACCGCCGCTACCGTCGCGGCGATGGGGGTGAGCGCCGGCAGGGCCACGCTAACCGACTGCCTGGCGCGCAGGCTGCTGTCAGGTTCTACCGGGTCGCCGGGCGTCGCGGCAACGGCGTTAGTAACACTAGTCCACGTCCCAGAAGGCCCGTTGACGGGGCTGGCGACGATGTTGATGGTGCCAGGCTCGGCGGTAACGTTGCCAGGCGTGGTGCAGGTGGCCGTGACGGTCACGCTGCCGCCTACCAGTGTCGTGGGGGAAGGCAGCGCCCAGAGATTGCCCACCTGGTCCTGCGCAAAGCACTGCGTGAGGACCAGGCCCGGCGTGCCCACGCAAGTGAGCGCCGCGGTGGAATACGTAAACGGAAGTCTGGCGAGACCATTCATCTTCACGACGCGGTCGAGGCCGGCGCCGACGGCCGTCTGCGGGCTGGACTGGTTGTAGTTCAACTGCAGCGCCGCGTTTTGGTCAGCCTGCTTGAGCGACAGGATACTCAAGAGCTGGTAAATGGAGGCGTCCTGACCGATGTACTGGTTGGAGCCGTAGATGTTCAGGAACGCCTGCAGGTTGTCGGCCAGTATACTGGGATAGCTCGCTACCGTGAGGCCGGCCGGCCCGACGTCCGGCGGCAGGTATGGTGGTGTGGACACTTCGCTCTACCGCCTCTCTTCAACTCGCTATCACGGCGCCAAGGGCCGGGGTGTTGCTGACGGTGACCGAGCCGTAGATGGTTTGCGCCGTGGCTGTGTACGCCAGCTGCCCGTTAGTGAAGCCCACCTCGACGCCGGTGACGGCCGTGACGTAGGGCGTGAAGCCGGCGATGTTCTGCGTGATCGCCAGCTGCATGGCCTTGATACCTAGCTCGCTGCCGAGCTGCCCCAGCATCTGCTGGAACACTGGCAGGCCCAGGTTGAGGTTCTCCCACCACTCGCCGAGGAACAATTTCAGCCGCGTCAGGATGGCCTGGGCCACGGCGTCGCCGTCGGTGAGCGAGGTCCCGTCGGCGAAGATGGGGTCGCCGACCGAGTCTAGTTGGAGGTACGCTATATCGGCCATTACTGCCCTTTCAGCACCGTCGTCTCGCAGCCCGTGACCGGCGGCGCCGGCCCAGCGTAACCCTTGCTAACCAAGAACGGTTGGATATTGGTAATATACCACTGGTAGAAGGTATCGGTCATCAGCGCCTGCGCCGCGCCGCCGTTGTCGGCGCTCACCAGCGGGGCGGTGATCTGCACCTTGGTGCCGCCGCTCGCGTCGAGCGCGATTAACGGAGCCTCGACAGCCACCTCCGTCGCACCGGACACCGTGACGACCTCATCGGCCACGTCCACGAAGGCGCTCCCGTCGTCGCTGCGGACCTGGAGCGAATCAACGGCGTAATCTTCGAGCAGGTTCTTATGGTTCCACAGGCCGGGGTAAAAGCCGCAATCGTGGACATAGTGCCGCCTGATCTCGTTCTGGCGCTGCGACCCGGAAGACGCGCCGGTGTTGTCCGCGACGGGGCTGTTCGTCTGCCCGTTCTGCCACCAAAGGTCGATGCAGGCATCGCAGAAGATGAGCATGCCCTCGTCGCCCTTCTTCAAGGGTAGCGTGATGGAGTAGCCGCCGCCGCGCGGGGTCATGATCGGCACGTGGACGATGGGCGGCACATCCCACCACTCAGCGACGACCGGCGCCGACGGCACGCCCTGCGGCACCACGCGCACCCGCTCCTGGATGGCCACCTGCACCGTCACGGTCTGCTCCACGGCGTCCATATCCTTGGTCAGGAACCCGGGAATGGCGCACCGCGCCTCGGTCAAGGCCTGGCGGATCACCTGGCGCCACTGCTCGCCCTCGGTGCGGATCACCTGGTTGGGCGTCAGCGCGTACAGCGGACTAGGTCCCGGGGTCGTTGACATCGCAGCGTCTCCTTAGTCCGTGAACATGTCAAGGTAGGCCTGCGCGTATGCCGTCGACCAGCCGGTCACCTCGGTCTGCCACTCGTTGCCGCGCGTGTCGCCCGTGTGCCGCAC